GTCATTTGACATTCTTTTTGCCTCTCTAAAAGAATGTCAAATCACTTTTTTTCTTTTTTTTTTTAATGAGGGACTTTCCCTATACGACTTAAAACAACTCATCACTCATCACACTCATCACTCATCACTTTTGTTTTAAAGAAATATCAATAGACAACATTCCTTCTATTTGAAATCCGCTGGAGAAAGATATTCAACAAACCCTTTTCTATAACGCCTATTAACATCGGTGCTTTCGTTGTCAATAATAAGCGGAAAGAACTTGTCTTTTGTGGCGTATTCATACATATTTACCAATTGGTCTTTATCCACACCAAATCCGCTCTCTTTCAAAATAATAAACAATTCACGCATAGACCCACATTTCAACAATACTAGATAAGAGCAATTATTACGAACCACCTTTGAAATTATAAAATAGTTCTGTGCGAGATAAGCGATTGATACGCCGAATTTGCGACACCTAATATAATAATCAATTACTCGCTGTTGGTTCTTATCGTTTTGGCAATCGTCAATAATCACAAGAGTAGCGACTTCTTTGTCAATTTTGGTCTTATCTAGCATAGGTAGGTTTTCCAATCCCTCTTTGATTGAAATACTATCGCTTAAAGATGCTAAATACTTATACAGTGCCTCTGTAGCGTCTTTACAGATTATCGTGATTTGTGCGAATGTGCCTTTTCCCTTACAGAATAGCGAGATGAGATTAACAACCCAGTTTGTCTTTCCGCTTCCGCTGGGAGCGACGCAACAGAGTCTAAAAGGGATATTAAATCCATGAAGATTTTTGTTTGGATTAGGAAGTTGCTTATCTAGGAATTCTGCTCCAATTGTCTCGTAAAAATTAATCACTTTACTACCGTCGTCATTATTTATCTTTGGTTGTCTTTTAGGAGGCATATGTTTATTATTATAAGATAAGACAATAAAATTAATCTCTAAACCTATAATATATCATGGCGACCTACCAAAAACCCACCGAGGATTTAATAGACTTCAACTCATCTGTCTTTAAAACGGCAAACGAATCAACCTTAACCTTGAGCGAAGCAACATCTCTTTTTTTAGCGAGAGTAGGCACAGCATCAAGCGAAGCCATATCAACCTCTTTCACAAACGATATTTATGTGAATACATTAAGAGCAGGAGTAGGTAAATTTGAAACTGACACTAATACTTGCTTTGGAAAAGACAGTTTAATAACAACAAACTCATTAGGACTAAATAATACTGCTTGTGGAAATTCAGCATTAAAATTACAAGCAAGCGGAGCAAATTGTTCTGCTTTTGGAAGTGGAGCGTTGGCGACAACAACCGCCGAAGGTAATACCGCTGTTGGAGCATTAGCAGGTAATATAATTTCAACGGGGACAAAAAATACCGCTGTTGGTTCTGCCTGTCTAAAATTTGCTACTAATGGGTCAAATAATACTGGTGTTGGTAATGGAGCAGGACAAACTGTGGGAACAGGGGGAAATAATACACTTTTAGGATATTTAGCAGGTGGAGCCGTCACAGGAGGAGGTTTTAATACTTTGGTAGGTTCAAATTCAAATGTTGGTTCAGGAGGAGTTGTTAATTCAACTGCTATTGGTGCTTATTCTTCTGTTGGTGTATATTCAAATTCAACAGCGATCGGTGGAGGAAATAATGTCACAGCAGGAGCGACTTGTACTGCTGCGAACCAAATTATGCTTGGACGAACAACGGAAACGGTGGAATGCCCTGGAACAGCGAATACGATTTCATTAAAAGCAGCAACAAATATCTCTGTAAATGGAATGGTATTTGGAACTGGTAGTAATGGTGTAGGTAATGGTAATATTTTTATAGGTCAAACAAGCGGAACAAATGGAAATGGAACTACGAATACGGTTGTAGGACATGGTGCTTTTACTTCTGCCATAAATACTAGTTCTACTGGAAATACTTTTATTGGTTCAAACGCAGGTAAAGATATTACTGCTCAAGTAACTACTTGTACGATTGTAGGTCAAGGTTCTTACATAAACACAGCAGCAGCCTATAATGGTGCTTCTTGTCTTGGTTATGATTGTCAAATTGGAGGTGCGAATTCAACTGCGATTGGAACTGGTGCTGTGACAAATGGAGCAAACCAAATTGTTTTAGGTAGGTCATCGGAAACGGTTTATTGCCCTGGGACAGGAACATCATTAATAGCAACCAAGAATATCTCGGTAAATGGAATACAGGTAGGTATTGGTTCTGAAGCAATAGGTAATGCTAATATTTATATAGGTCTTGGTTCTGGTGGAAGTGGTTCATCAAATACTTTAATTGGTAGAAACTCGTGGTCTCCTAATAATGTGAGTGGTAATTCAGGAAATACTATTGTTGGGTCTCAACTTGGTTATAATTTATCAGCATTAGCAAGTGTTTCAAATAATACAGTTATAGGATATAATTCATACAATACAGCAAGTCAAGTTGCTTATAATAATGTATGTAGTATTGGTGTGAATAATGTGGTTGGAGGAAATCAGACGAGTTTATTAGGGACATCAACAACAGCGTCGGCAGCAAATTCAACCGCAGTAGGATATGGAGCAAATGCTTCGGTAAGTAATCAAATTATGCTCGGAACATCAACCGAATTCGTTGAATGTTCTGGAACGAACACTACGAATGGTTGCCTGAAATTGAACGGTGGATTGAAATTACAAACAGCATACGGAGCAGTTCCATCAGCAACCATGTTGGGTTATAGAATAGCATTATCCGCAATTGCTATTACCTCTTTTACATCTGGAACATCACAAACAATCGGTTCATTAGCATTAACGGTTGGCGTTTGGTCTCTAAATTATACTTTTGAATTACTAGCAGATGCGGCAGTATCAACAACGCAACAAGCATTCTTTTTTTCAAATCAGAGTGGTTCTGCTGCTACTTATGCTACAAGAATAAATAACACAGGAACAACTCGTTTTCATTCTGCTATAACATATGCGAATAATGATAGACCAGCGTATTCAGGTGGAGGAACTTATTATGCTTCTGCTGATATTACATTATATCCTGCTATTAATATCACCTTTTCTACTGGTGCTTTAACAGGGACAGGATACGCTTCGGCAGTTAGAATCGGATAGTTGGTTTTATAATATAAACATATGTAATGGACGCAGTTGTGATTGGATTGATTTCTGCCTTTGCTGGATATGTAGGCGGTCATTTACATTATAAAATAGGAAATTCTACATGTTTGTATGGATTGTGTTCTGTTTCCAATTTGGATTTAGACATAGATACGGAAAAAACCGAGAATAAAAAGGAGAGTCTAGTATAATGAATGAATATGTTATTTCTCAAAGGACAAAGGACAACGCAGAGAGAATGAATGTGCTTGTATATCCAAGTGAAAACCATAAATATAAAGTGGAATTATACAACGACTCAGGTCTCTTTTGTGGATATATAGGTCATAATGGCGAATTTGATTATCCCATGTTGTTAGAATTGGTTGAATTGCGAAAAATCTCTCTAAATGTGGCAAACAGAATGAAAGACAGTTGGTATGAAAAGCATAAGCATAAGATAAGAAAGAGAAAGACGAAATTTGAATGGAGGTTGTTTTGGGAATAAAAAAATGAATTGGTTTAAAGACATTCTATAATGTTCTATAATAATGCCACGCATCGCAACCAATTACGAAATAACAAAGGTCTCCTTTTATCGGTTTGCTTGTAATGACCCTGAAATCAAGAGTAGTTATGTAGGACATACAACAAATTTCACAGAGAGAAAGGCACATCATAAACATAATTGTAATAGTCCAACTAATAAATCATATAATTACAAACTTTATCAAATCATAAGAGATAATGGAGGATTTGAAAATTGGCGAATGATTGAGATTGAAAGTAGATTGGTAAAAGACAAGAGAGAAGCAGAACGGATTGAAACTGAATTCATGGAAAAATTTCAAAGTGATATGAATACATATAAAGCACACCGTATATTTGAAACTGAAGAAGAATATTGTAAAGATTATCATACACAACATAAGGAAGATATAACTAAACAACGAGCATCTCATCATTTAGACAACAAACAATCGCATAATGAAATATCAAGGCAACATTATTTAGATAATAAAGAAGATATTAAAAATCAAAAAAGAGAGAAGATTGAATGTGAATGTGGGGTTATGACAGTTAGAGGACATATCCAACGGCATCAAAAATCTCCAAAACACGCTAAATTAATGGAATTGAAAATTGCGTCAATCATTTAGAAGAAATAATATATACCTTAATATATATGAGTTTGACAAATTTCCAACTAATAGAATTAGCGAAGAAAATGGGTATTCAACTAGAAAGAGTATGTTTCAAAGATGAACTCAAAGATAGTCCCCTTAAATATAACAAATCTTATATTGTCAATTTAGAGGACAGCGTTGATGAAAAGGGATTGCCGAATGACGGTTCTCACTATGTCGCTTTTTATGTTAAGAAATGCGTGAATGGAAATGTAGAACCAATTGCGTTTGACAGTTATGGTGTTGCTCCATGTAAAGATATTATGGATTACATTAATGGCGGAAAGACACCTCCATACAATAAGGTTAATATCCAATCCATTTGTGCCGAATTTTGTGGGTGGGCGTGTTTAGCGTTTTTGTATTACATTTCTTCGTATCCTAAAAGATGTCATTCTCTTTATAGCGATGCCGACCATTTTTGCGATTTGTTTGAAGACCTGAATGAGAGTAGCGATTTTAAGTATAACGAATATGTGTTGAAATGTTTTTTTAGAAGTTCCGATAAAGCAGAACGAGATGCTAATCCGATTGGCGTGTTTAACGATGCTAAAAAAGGCGGACAATTCAACCACGCAAAAGGAGTTGCGGATATTTCCACGATTGACTCAAAATGCTAATCTTTCTCTCTTTAGGAAAAAAACGAATTATATTATCTTTGACTATAATATAAATCATGCCATTTGAATTAGAACAAGTCAGTCCTCGTCGTTGGTCTGTCAAGAATTCAGAGACAGGGACAATCCATTCCAAACATACAACTAAAGCAAAGGCAGACACGCAAATTCGTCTTTTAAATTCAATCCAATCTCTTACTGGAAAGGGCTTGATAGAAGACAAATATATTGAAAGTCTTAAAAATCCATCAGAGAAATACCCACCAAAAGTTCCATTACCTTTGATTGGAAATTTTGAAATTGATGTTCCACCTTACATCATAAAACCAATTGAGAGAAAGGGAAAAGAGAAGGGTAGTGTTATTACATCAGGTTATAAATTGGTAAAGACCCTTACCAAAACTCGTAATCTTTCTACGAGAGAAGGAGGTTTTCCATCAATTCAACTTGTTCCACAAACACACGAGGTAGATGCGACCGTTCATACATGGAGAAACACTAACGCAACACCTACCATAGATGATTTTTCTAAAAAAGACCAAGCAATTATCAAGAAGTTATTTTTGAACCCTAATGATGATTTATATCTAAAAAACAAACAGCGAGGATTTCCTGAATTGATGGCGAAGAATATTGAGCGTCATCGTGAATTAGGAACGAGTCAATTGTCTAATGATTTTGTAATTCCACCACCAAAAAAAAGAGGTCGTCCTAAAAAGACAGCACCAGCACCAGCACCAGCACCAGCAACTACGATTGATGATATTAATTGGGGAGAAACACCAGCATCAACACCGAGACCTAGAACACCTATTTCTTTTGAGACATCAGTTCCATCAAATTACGAGACTGGAGATGCTGGAGGAGGCGGACCACGCCCACAGTTCTCTCTTATGTTGCCTCCTGAAACACCAAGAACAAGAACACCAAGAACAAAAACACCAACAC